GGAATGTAACTATGCCCCGTAGGAGTTCCGCCCGTATGACCGCGCGGGGACAGCTTGACCTCCTCCACCGCATCGGCAATCGCTTTTTCGTGCCGGATCATATACTCTATTTTCCTGACGTTGGCGTCCCGTGATTCGCGCTGCATATAACCCCTCCCCTTAATGCTCTATCGTCCAGTACAAAATCAGAAACGCGGCAATCATACCGCAAGCAAATCCATGTAGAAAATCCATCAAAGCCGCCCCCGTTCCATATCGTCCATCAGCTTTTCCCATTCCTTGTGTTGCCCTTCCGCCATCGCCGTTTCATACGCCATCATGGCTCGCATTGAAGCATTGATTAAGTGATTGTCTGCTTTGTCCCCCATGAGAAATAAATTCAAATGCCGCAAGGCTCGCGCAGCGTGTTCCCGTGCTGGAATTGTCCTCCAAGTTTCTCCTGGGTGTTTAACTGCGCCTGCCGTCAGGCCCCTTGCTACTGCGTCAAGCCAATCCGGGCTTATATATCTGTATTCGTTTTCTTCCTGATCCTGCGGATAGGTTGTTTCGTTCTCGTTCATTTCCGCGCCTCCTTTAACACGCAATCCAAAAAGTGACGTTCGCACTCTTTGACCGTTGCTTCGTTTGGACAACCATCTTCAAAAGGGCAGTACTCGCAACATATAAAGACGTTTGCCTGTTCAACAAACCATTTGAGCGCGGCTTTTGCCTCCGCCTCGGTCATATTGTCAATCATCGCTTTTATGTCCATCGTCAGCCCTCCCCCTTATCCATAGCCTCCAAAATCTGCTGCCTGATTTTCTCCTGCTCCTGCAAGTGTAGCTTTGCCCGTTCGATAAACCGTTGTATTTGTCCCCGGCTCATCTTTTCGAGATCGTACCACTCAGGATCACTGCCGTCTTGGTTTATCAGCTCCGTCGCCTGCTCAATTTGAAACCGTGTAGCCTTTTCTTTTTCGTCCATGCCGTACCTCCCGCCATGTATGGGGAACGCCGTACAGCGTGCACCCCTTCGCACCGCCCCGGAAAATACACGCGCTGCAATTATGCTGATTACCCTTGCAATGCGCCCGTAGTTCGTCCCGTGCTTTCAAAACTCGGTCACGTTTCATCGGCCCTCTCCTCCCAATTAGCCGGATTCCATGTATGCGGGAACCCATATAAAAGACAGTTCCCACCTTTGTGTCTATAAAAAGGGCATTCACCACACCGCCAATGTTGCTCCTTGCAAAAGCTATTTAGTAATAGCGCGGCTTCCAACACTCGTTTCCCGTTCCGTTTCCCGGTATGATAAACTTTCGTCATTGCCCCGCCTCCCACTCGCGATACAACTTAAACCAATCCTCGGCTCTGCAAGTGACCAACCACCCCTCACGGTTCTTTTTGTGGGCTACAATGGGTATCTCGTCGTCGTGAGCATCAGCGACAGACTGGCTCATCCAATCCCGAAGCTGTAACCTCTCGCAATTTTTTACTTCCACATGGATTCCCGGCAAGCCTACAACGTCGGCTATTTCGCTTCCGCGCTGGTAGAGCTGACAACCTCGCTCTGCATCGTACCCCTCGGATCGGCACACGTCCCGCCACATTCTTTCCCCACGGGCACCCTTGTCGCGTGAGAATTTACCCATGTTTCAGCCCCCTTGTCCGCAAGTGTTCTTCAAGCCGCCACTCGTTCGGGAATTTCTCAAAATATTGCAGACTACACGCCATACCGAAGGAAAACGGACAATCGCACGACTCCAATCCGCTATTACGATTTTCCTTACACCACCGCTCAACAATCAGCGCGGCCTGCACAACGTCCTCTCGATTTATTTTCCCCACACATTTCGCCTCCATATCGCGATTATCCATGCGTTCCACGCTCTGACCTTATTGCGCCACCGTCTGCCGCTTGTTGCAGGGCCTCGACCAAAAAGCAAAATCGGCTTAGTCATCCAGCACCACCTCGAAAAACCACCAACGCAGACGGAAACGGCGCAGGGTTTTTGGAACCGCCAAACTTTAGCCGCCCACGAATAAACCATACAAAGCCCTTCATGGCGTAATCATGCCACCATGCCGTGTCCGTCCTTGCAGGAACGAGGCAGACAACTGTACCCCCCCCCGCGCACACCTGTTTCATACGCCTTCTTCATCCACTTGCCGATTTCCCTGCCGTATGGGGGATTCATCCAGCAAACGCCTTTCCATTCCTGCGAAAGCCCGTCCTGATCCGGCGTAAAAAATTGCTTGCATTTTGCGTTTTCCGGCAGCGCGCACACATCCAACTCGAAATGGAAAATCGCGTCAAGCTGATTGAAAAAATCCTGCGGCGTTTCCCACTTGTCCGTGTTACTGCTCATCATGCCAGAGGTAATCATGCTTTCTTCTCCCGCATAGACTTAGCTTCCGCCAACGCAATAATTTCCCCTTGAAGTTGCGGCTTGCTTTCTCTCTCAATCTCCGCAACAACGGCGTCATATCTCCGGCGATCCTTTTCTGCTTGAACTATCTCGTTATACATCTTCATGAATTGAGCGCGGGCAATTCCCACTTTGTCCTCTTCAAGCGTGCAAAGCTCCTGCTTGCCAAACGCAGCCACCGCTTTTTGTACCTCGTCGCAGGAATAGTCCCAAGGTTTATACAAGTGTTTTCTCCTTGCCTCTCTCATAACTTCCGCCCATGCTTCTGTAGCGGACGGGCGTTTGTTTTCCATGTAGTCAATGAGAGATTGAGCGGCTTGAAATACCTCTGCAATCGACGGGAAAAATTTGCTCGTCCGAATCAGCATCATCATAGCGGCGTCAATCGTTTCAATAGACAACGGCGCAAGCGCGCGGGCATAGAAAGCCAACGCCCCAGCGTCCATTTGTGAATTTGGATAGGCCGCAAAATACCTCTGTAATAGTTTTATAATCTCCGCCTCATGGTTCACTATAAAGCCTCCCCTCGCTCAAAATATGCAATGGCTCTCTCCGCCGCCTCCATGTTTTCCTGGAGGCGCGTTTTCTTTTGTGGCTCCGGCTTATGAAATTTCTCCCACGTCAAAATCTTCTGTTTCCAATTCTGAACGTGTTGCCCTTTTGAATCTATCCAATTCCCGGCATCGAAATAGTCAAAAAAATCTTTTGCGGAAACATGCAACCCTCTCTCTAAAACATACTGATTCACTTCCTCTAACGTCGGCGGGATAAATTTCCCTCGCGCGGGCGTAGAATGTTTTGTTTCAGTTTCTGTTTTAGTTTGTGTTTCTTGTTTTATGTTGCCGCTATCTTTTGCGCTATGTTTTGGACTATGTTTTGCGCTATCTTTTGGACTATCTTTTGCGCTATGTTTTACGCTATCTTCTGCGCTATTTTCGTGCGGTAAAATAGTCCTTGTGGATAACTCTATAATTTTATATTTTGTGGATTGGTTACGCTTGGAACCGCGCTCAAAATCAATAAACCCTTTTTGCTTCAAAAGGTTTATTGCTGCAAGAATCGTTTCCCTGCGTCTTATCCCTACAGCCCTGCCTATCCAGTAATCGGATTCGTCAAACCATTCTTTCCAACCGCATCTGTTATTCAACATAAAAAGATGATAATAAATAGCAATCGCGTTGGGCGTCAGGTTGTCTGATCCGATTTCATCAAAGGCTTTTAACTGCTTGATAAAATCCATAACGCTACCTCACTCAAAATGGAATATCTTCTTGCCGTGCATACTCTCCGCCGTCGTCTTTCTTCGGCTCTCCTCCGCCCTTGCTTTCAGCAAACTCGATCCGCTCGCACACAATGTCCGTCGTGTAGTGCGTCTGTCCGTCCTTCTCATAGCTGCCCGTTTGCAGACGTCCTTCGACGAGAATCTTCTTTCCCTTCTCCAAGTATTTCTCAGCGAACTCCGCCGTGTAGCCAAAAGCTACCAGCGACGGGAAGTCTGCCGTCTGCTGTTGGTCTTTCTTCCAACGGTCAACGGCCAGCACCATGCGCGCCATTGGATTTCCGGCCTGTGTCGTGCGCATATCAGGATCACGAACCAAGCGGCCCATCAAAATAACTTTATTCATCTGCCATAACCTCTTTCTCTAAAATCTCATACGCCCCAATCATTCCTCTTAAAGCATCCTGAAACATTTCACACCGTTCTTTCAACGCTTTACGCTCTGCCTCAAATGTTTTATCGCGGCTCCAAGCATTATTCCATTTAATTACAGCAGTATCTGGAAAACGAGCCTCTCCTCCACGGGCGTGACACGTTAAACAGTACACATAATGCGAACCCTCTGCGTCTGGTTGAGTTTTTTCAACACTTACAGCATTACGACCACAGAACGGGCAAGGCAATATTGACAACTCCATGCTCCCCCTCCTTTCGCCCCCGGCATTACACCGGGGGCTATACCACAAATTATTTCTCGTCCAGCGAAGCTTCCAAAATCTCGTCGTCCGTCTGCTTGACTTCGCCCGTCGTCGGGTTTACGTTTTCGGGAACCTCCTGCGCCTCGGCTTCAATGACCGTTTCGTCCTGCATATCCGCCATATTGACATCAATTCCGCTTTTGATCGTCTCGTCCTGCGCAACGGCTCTCACAAATTCTGTTTTTATCGGCGCATATTTCAGTGATTGCTTTAATACGGTTTTCTTTGCCATGCTGTCAAAGTTTGTGTTCCACGGAGAAAAAGAACTGTTTGCCGCCTTAGAGTATTTGTTTTTATGCGCCACTACATCCTCTCTACTCATAACCTCAAATCCATAGCCGCCGCTCTTGGTATGCCATACGGCGTAATAGAGAATCACCGCGCCCCGGTCTTTCAACGCAGGAATATGTTTTAATTTGGGCGTCAAGCCAAGCTCATACTCAAACGTGTCGTTCTCGTGGACCTCGTGCGCCTGTATATCCGTAATCTCCCCGGACCTATAGGCAAGGTCAATCAGGCCCTTTGCACCAAGAACAAACTGAACTTCGTCAACACCTTTGTTTTTGAACGGAATCAAATACGCTTGCCCCAACGGGGTATTAGGTTCCAGCCCAAGCTGCGCGGCGTTCATCATGGCTCCAAGGAACGACTTCGGAGTGCATTGCGTCAGCGTCGGATTGGTACTCATTGCCGTCAGCACCATGCGCGTGAACCTTTCCGGCGTGATGACCGACGGCAAAGCCTTCTGAATTTCTCCCTGCATCGAAAGAATCAAGTCCTTCATGCCCTTCTGCGGCTTTGCCGCTGCCTGTGTGGTTGCTTGTGTGATTGCTCCGCCCTTAATGTTTGCCATTGTTAGTTCTCCTCCTTTAAAAGCTTTCGTATATTCTCTTTGAGGTTAAAATACTTTTGCGTATATGCGCCGCCTGTCCTGTGGCCCAGCAGCTCATCCGTTGTAACTTCAAGAACGTCTGCCATTTTGCAAAGCATTTCGTATTTGGGCCGCCTACCAAAACTTAGCTCGTAGTTTCTGTAGGAAAAATAATTCATGCCGATAGCTTCTGCAAAGGCTTTTGCGCTCTTGAAGCCAGCCTCTTTCCGTAATCGTTTCAGCCTATCGGAAAACCGATCCACTCCATATCACCCCGCTATCTTGAATACTCTTGTAGCCTTGCCCTGCTTTGAATACTGCTGCCACACATCCGGCCTCTCCGCCTTCAGCCGCTTGCTGTCCACCGTGATTCGTCCGGCCTGTGTTTTCCAAGAAACCTTTCGCCCGTTTGGCGTCGTTCCTGCCTCGGCGTCGCCAAGCATAACCCGGAGCTGATTCTTTTTCTCCTCGATCTGTGCAAGAATCCCCGCCGCCGTGTCCGACAATGTATCAATCTCCTCGAAAACTTTGTCCGCACTACTCGGCAGCGTAATCGCAGGAGCGCCGCCCTTGAATTTCTCGGCCAGTGCTTCTGAACAATCCTTCGAACCGTCCACGTCCGGCATTTCCTTTTCTGTTACCTTCCGCCAGAACTCCGTTTCAGCTTGCAGGAGCGCCTTGATTTCCTCTTCGTTCCGTTCAATCGTCTGCATCACAAAGCGATTGCCTCCGATGAGCGCCGCAATGTACCACCGCTCCGCGCCCGTTACCAGCATATAGTGTTGGCACTGGACGTAATAGCTATCCGGCACGTTGTCGCCGTCCCATTCCTTCGCGGCGAATCCGTTTGCGGTCTTACATTCAAGCCCGGCATTCTCGCCCACGACAAGCCGATCAACCGACGCCAACAGAAAGGGGATTTCTTCATGTTGGAGCAGCCCGCAGCGGCGAACCTTTTTCCCCGTGCGAATCGTGAACTCCCGCGCGACTGTTTCTTCAAGCACATTCCCCCAGTAAACATATTCGTTGTCGGATAAATCTTCTTCCTCGGCCTGTCCCGTCTTTTCAAGCCATAGCGTGAACGGGCTTTTCCACTTATTTAACCCGACAATTACGCCCGCGTCGCTGCCGCCTATACCTTTTTTTCTTGCGTCCAGCCACGCGCCCCTGTTTTCCATTTGCTCTACTGTCATAACTAACTTTGCCAAACTGTTTCCCCTCCTCTTTTAACCACTCTGTCTGCTCATGTAGCCATTCATACATCTCGGCAAGAAAGTTCATACTCCTGTCTGCGCTCATAGTCTGCCTCCACCATAGCTTCCTTCCATTCGCTCTCTCGTTCCAAATCCTCATCCGACGGACGGAACCAGTAGGAATCAATCAGCATCTTGTTTTCCAAATCCACAGCAAATATCCCTCCTACGCTCCGACGACTTGCTCAAAATCATCAATAGCCACAAATATTTTTTGAAGTTCTTCCAATTCTTCGTACTTTTTCTTGAAAGCAAGCAATTCAATTAAGGCGTTCTGCAATACATTCTTCCGCATTTCCTCGTTTGAAATCGCGTTGCCGATGGAAACAAACGAACCTTTGTTACCGCTCATTGATTGCGCGGAAACATTGACAAACGCCCTTGTTTTCTTCTGTTCTTCATCCTTGCTTTCAACAGATACAACCAGATTGCAGATAATGTACCGCGCCTGCGAAAGACGATATTTCTCTGCCGCCTTGCCGTCGTCCCACTCGAAGCAGCCATGCAGAACCGAGGATTTTTTTCGCGCGTCGTCGAGAATTATCTCCGGCGTTATCTCTCCGTGCTTTTTCTCTAACTTCTCGAAATGTTCCCCGGTTGCCTGTGCGCTGACAGGCATATTCCTTTTCCATTGATAAACCATGTTCAAAACCTCCTTTAATTTTTCCATGCCGTGCCTGCCGTGCCTTGCCAAGCCTTGCCGTGCCAAGCCCCGCCACGCCAAGCCGTGACGTGCCACGCCTGCCTTGCCATAACGCGCCTTACCTAGCCTTGACTTTCCTCGCCCCACCTTGCCATGCCTGCCCCGCCAATCCTTGCCACGCCCTGACCGTACTCGCCAAGCCGCGACTCGCCGCGCCATACCACGCCTCGCCTGCCTCGCCATGCCGGGCCGGTTCCTGTCCCGCCTTACCGGGCCTTACCCCGCCTTGCCTGCCGTGTTCCTATGCAATATGGAATCTTCCGTACACGCCGTCCTTTTCTACGCGCCACTCTCCGACGCCGTTAGAAAATCCAGCAATATTCATGGCGTTCACGATCTGCTCTTTCGTGACGGCATTAGGATTGTAAGTAATTAACAGCTTCACGCTCCACTCTGGAAACTCCGGGCGATACCTCATATCGGTGCCGTTTATTCCAACCTTTACCGGGTCCTCTCTGACAATCGGTTTCCCGATAATCTCCACGAGTTCCCCGTTGATATGGAATGCGCCGCGCATTGTGGTTTTCTTCTTAATTGCTCCTTGCTGATACGCTGCATCAATCGCGGCCTTTTTGAAAGCGGTTGCTGGAAAACCAAAGCGGCCTTTATCAACGCACTTCATAATTTCTTCTTCGCTCATGTCTGTAAAGTCGGGTTTGTCGGTCAACCAATAGAAAGCGTCAGCATATTCTTGAATCGGACGTTTAGGTTCTTTTCCCTTCTTCGCCGCCCCAGTCATGTTGTCAAGCATTTCCTTCTTTGCTTTCTCGCTCCATCTGTGGCAAATAAGCGGAGAATCCCCTACCAACGTCAACGTGATATTCTTTTTTTCAATCGGAGGAACGAATACCTTTTCATTTATTTCATTTGCTTTTGCCATTGTCCAAAACTCCTTTTCATGTTATAATGTAATTGTTCGAAACTTCTTTAGGCTTGACGTGCTGTCATCACGTCAGGCTTTTTTCATTGTTGCTACATATCTTCCGTAGCTCATCCCTGCTTCATGCGCCTTGCGTTGTATTTCGTCAAGGCGCAAATTCTTTTTTATCGGTACATCCAATTCCTCCTCTCTGTTTCGTTCGCGCCACGACCTGACCGCCTCGCGCTTGCGCCTCTTCTGACAATCCGGGCAATACATCTTTTCGCGGCGGGCCTGTTCATGGCGTTCAATCCATACGCCGCAATCCGCACACCGAACCTTCTTCAACGCTTATCACCCCCATAAAATGAAAGCCTCGATAATCAGCACTGCAACGCTTATCGCCGTCCTTGCCTCGTCACTCAGCGCCGCCCACATCCTCGTCATGCCGCGCCTACCTTGAACCGCGGAGCCAACGAAAGGAAAAGCTGGACGTCCTCTTTGTTCAAATAGATGCGAGGGATGCCTTTTGCCTTCGCAATCATGCGCTCATATCGACAACCGCGCGACTTCTCCCAACCTGGGCAAAACACAACAAGATCGCACCGCTTCAAGAGCTGTTTGCAAAGCTTCAATATGACGCGCTCCGTGTAGTTTGAATACTGCTCCAGCTCCCGGATCGGATTAAATATTGTGCAGTCCCCGTCAATCTCTGCAAGCATTCCTTCCTCAATCCTCTCGGCCTCCGCCCTGTTGAATGCGCTCCCGCCGAATGGATGAGCTAAATACACTGTCCTCATTTCTTGCTCTCCTCCTCTGCCATTTTTAACATCTGCCAAATGCAGACGGCCAATAGAACCAATGCAACAAACTCCATAACTTACCTTGCCCCCAGCGTGATATACGCCCATATCCCCAAGAATAGCCCGAACGTGTACCCGCCCAAGAATCCGAAGAGCGCGGAAACCTTTAAAATGTAGCTCATTTATCTGCCTCCCCCAGCGCATTCGCCCAGCATTTGCGGCAGTAGTCAAACACAAACTCCGTTGACGTGTCCGCCATACCGCACCATTTCCGATAGTCAGCGGGAAGCCCCAAATCGCACGGACAATCCGCCATTACTACGTCCTCGAAATACTCCGGCACTTCCTCTTGAAGAATCCGCAGCGCTTTTATTACTCGGTTCATTTCCTCTCGCCTCCAATCCCAAACGATCTATCGCATACTGTTTCGGAACACGGCCCGCTATTGTTTCAAATCCTCTTTCCTTTAGCTCGCCGTTCCATTTCTGCACAAGCTTGTATGCTTTGCTCATGCTGCATTCAAGCGCCTCGGCCAAGTCCTTCGGCCTCCAGAAATATTCTGTCATGTTGTCGCCTCCCTTATCCTTCGTATCACATAATCCGCGCACGGCTGCGCCATGCCGTTTCCCAAGGCTTTGTACCTCGCCGTATCGCTGCACGTCTTGTCGTCTATCAACGTGTAACCATCGGGAAGTCCCTGCAATCTTTCGCACTCCGTCGGCGTCAAGCGTCGCACGGTTTTTGTTGTGACAACGTGAAAATCTCCACTAAATGCTTCTTGATTACCTAACCATTGTTTCGTTCCACAATTTGCCATCAAGCAGCCGACTGTTTCTTTCCCACTTCCTAAATGTGCCACTGCGTGTCTGTCTATCGTGTTCAGTGTATAGGATTTTTCTTCAAGTACACCCTTCCCGTTTGCGCCGTTTTGTAGCTGTCTGTCGATAGTGTTTCCTTGTATTGCATAGCTTATGACAGGCACTTGATTCCCGCCCGTACCCATACGGGCGTTCAGCGTTTGCACCTTGTCACCATCGACGGGCCGCATTACCTCGTCGGCGTGCGTCATATCGTAGACGGCAACCGCAGGCTTATTCCCGCTGTCCATAGCTGACAGCGTCGGTGAAGTTTCCACGGCGTACCCGATACTATGAGCCGCCTCGCTGTTGCCAACCTTGAATCCTGCGGCAGTCATCACACAAGGATAACCCTGCCCAGCCTGTCCTCCGCCTGACGTTAGTGACGTGTGCTGTTCGGGAGTAAGCCAGGCCTCTCCATTGCCTTTTGAAACAACGCCTGCCGCAATAATATCCGGCCCTCGATCCACGCACGGGCTTCCGTCATTCCTTGCCGTCAGGCTTCTTGCTTTGTCGGGAACAAATAGCACCTGATCGTTAGTGTTTGCCGCCAGTGTCAGACTTCTTTCCCTGCTGACAAGTGCTCCTTTGCCCCCCCCGGCACATCCTGCTCGCATCCGCACGACGCTTGCGCTTCCAACGCCGCTTTCAGCTCTGGCGGCAAGTCCTTCCCGCGCTTCTCGGCCCGTCTCAATATTCCGATTACTGCCCTCGCGCTCAAATAGTATTTCTCCGGCACATTGTCCTCCAAAATCTGCGACAAGAAAGATTCTTCTGCGACGTTGGGGGACGCCCCAATATTGAGCGTCGAGCACTCGCCACGCCAATGAACCGCCATCCCATTCGACCACTCCGGCATCTGCCCATTTGTTATTGTCAGGCATTGGAATTTCGGCCTCTGCGATTTCTTCAAGCACGGCTCTAAAGTCAGCGCTGGAATTGCTTGAAAATGCGCCGGGTACGTTTTCCCAAACGAAATATCTTGGGGACTTTCCGCCTGTTGCAGCTCGCATTTCTCGAACAATTCTAATTGCGTCCATGAACAATCCTGATCTTGCACCCTTTAACCCCTCCTGCTTTCCCGCCACGCTCAAATCCTGGCAAGGACTTCCCGCACAGATAATGTCAACGGGCGGAAGCTCTGCGCCGTTCAGCTTTGTAATGTCGCCAAGCTGTAGCGTGTCGGGGAAGTGCTTCTTTGTTACCGCGCACGGAAAAGCCTCAATCTCACTCGACCATATCGGCTTCACGCCGTTGTGTATGGCGGCAAGCTGCCAGCCGCCAATCCCGTCGAACAAACTTCCTAATGTCACCGCCTCGCCCCTTCCTTCACGCTCGTTTTAACAAGTTCTTATTGTTAAACACGTCAAAAAAAATTTCCTCCATAGGAACGCCGCTATCATTTTCAAGGCGTTTCATCGTGACAACTCCCGGCGTAATCGTTCCATTTTCCCAACCGCTCCATGCCTGTTGCGTTACGCCGTAGGCATCTGCCATTTCCTGCTGGCTTCTATCACCACGAAACTCAACCAACTTGGCCCTCATTCAAGTCCCTCCTTTCTTTCATCTGCAACAAGTTTCCCTTGTTATTTGCAATTATACAAGCTAAAATTGTAAATGTCAACAAGAAAAACAAGTTTTCCTCGTTTTATTTTTACAAGCGCGAATTGTATAATTAGAAAGGGAGGCGTTCTTATGATAGGAGAAAAAATTAAAAGTCTTAGAAAAGCAAAGGGCGGATTATCACAAGCGGCGCTTGCCGACGCTTTGGGAGTTACGCAACAAGCCGTGGGAAACTGGGAAACAGACAAGAATATGCCCGACCATGATATACAAATTAAAATTGCAGATTATTTTCATATCACCCTTGACGAATTAAATGGACGCGAAACAAGCAAGGGCTATTATGTTAATAAGGAAACGGCGGAAATAGCAAACGCTTTAAAGGAAGGGGACGGAATGCTGCGCATTCTGTTTGATGCCGCCCGCGATCTTCCGCCGGAAAAGATGAAAGAAGCCGCAAGTTACATTCAATACTTGAAAGCGCAACAACACCCGGAGGATGACTGATATGATTTTTACAAGACAATCAGACCGCTTGCCGTCCGGCGTAAATGGGCTTATTGTTCACGACGAAAACGATGATTACACCATTTTCCTTAACGCCCGCCAGTCTTACGACGGCAATAAAAAAACCGTCGCTCATGAAATGGAACATATCACAAGCGGCGATTTTTATAGTACGGATGAGGCAGATTATATTGAATGGGTACGGCATAAGGAGTGATGTTATGGAGCAGAAACATATAAATATTATTTTGATTGCCTGCATAGCGTTTCTTTCTTTTATATGTTATCAGCAAAACAAAACAATAAATAGAATGGAATGGGAAATCATATCTATGGAGGACAGTCTGTCCGACCAAGAGGACGTAATAAAAGACTTGGAATCTGATATTGAGGACTTGAAACTTGAAATTGCATCACTGCAAGAAGCAATAGAAAATCGTACTTCATACAGGCCAAGCCCGTTTATTAAAAGGCGGTGATCCTATGCCAGCATACAAGGACGAAAAGCGCGGAACTTGGTATGTGCGCTTCCGTTATACCGACTGGACAGGAAAGCGCGTCGAAACGACAAAGCGCGGCTTTGCTAAGAAAGGCGACGCGCAAAAGTACGAGGATGAAGCCAAGCGAGAAAAGACCGCAGCGGCAGGGATGACGTTCGGAGAGCTGTATAAAATCTATATCGAGGACGCGCGCCACCGCCTGCGGCAGACTACAATAATCACAAAAGAAACCATTATTGAAAAACACGTCTTGAATTACTTTACGGCCTCGCTCCTGGAAAACATATCCGCCGCCAATATAAGGCAATGGCAAACCTCGCTTATAAAAAAGGGCATGGCTCCGACGTATATCCATTTTATTCAATCGCAGTTTTCCGCAGTGATGAATTATGCCGTGAAGTATTACGGCCTGCCGTCAAACCCGATCAAGATCGCCGGGCCTGTCGGAAAAACAAAAGCGCCCGTCATGGACTATTGGACGATAGATGAATATCAAAAGTATATGGCCGCAGAAACTTCTCCGCTTCATCGGGCGGCAATCATGATTCTGTTTTGGGCGGGCCTGCGCTGCGGAGAAATGCTTGCCCTTACTCCTGCTGATGTAGATACAGAAAAGAGAATCCTGCGCGTCAATAAAACGTATCATTATATAGGAAAAGGAAGAGAATTTACGACGCCGCCAAAAACGCCCGGAAGTATTCGCGACGTGACAATTCCCTCCGTCGTTCTTGATGCAATCCAAGCCCTCTCGAAGAAGATGTATGGAGAGCCGGACAGGATTATTCCCATATCGGCGGAGGCTTTGCGTCAACACTTCGATTATATAATAAGGAAAGCGGGGATAAAACGAATCCGCATACACGATCTTCGCCACTCCCACGCTTCTTATCTCATCAACAAAAACGTCCCAATAAAAATAATATCCGCCCGCCTCGGCCACGATAACGTGGAAACAACGCTCCGCACCTACGCGCACATATACAAAGACACGGAAGCAACCGTTTCCGAAATGCTGGAAGAAGATGCAAAAAAATTATTTTGTGGTCAAACTGCGGTCAAACAAAAATAAAGCCCGCCAAAGTGCCTTTATTTATAGGCAACCTTGACGGGCTTTTTGATATTCTATAAGAAGTATTGTGATTTAATACCCCTTGCCAATGTGTGTATTTGCTCGTTTTTTACAAGCGTTTTTATCTTATATTATATTTTATTTTTTGGCAATAAAATATTTTGAGGTCAAAATGCGGTCACGGATTATTTTACAATCGCAACTCCGACGGCCACCGCGCAAAGCACTTCCCAAATGTTCCTCTGATTACGGAGCCTGTTTTCCACCTTGTCCCGCTCTTTTTCGTATGCTTTGAATGATGCGCTGGCTTTCTCCAATTCTTCGTTCGCTATCTTCAACGATGCTTGCGCATTCTGCGTTTCGTTCCTCGCTGTCTGCAATTCGCTCCGCAGCTTCATCAATTCTTCCTGCGACTTCATCAGCAATGACAATGCTTCCGTCAATTCGCTGTCCTGCGTTGTCAAGATGGCTTTGAGCGTCGCGTTGTGCTGCTCCAGTGTTGCTAAGTTCTGTTCTAACGTCGTCAGCTCGCTCTCGCTGATCTGATACAGGCTCTCGGAGCAGATACCAACAGACGGCCACAACAAACAGAACGCCAGCAACAAAGAAAATACTTTGCCATAACTTTTCTTTATCCACATTCTATACCCTCCTTTAAGAACCAAAACCGTTCAATTTTGGCTCTTATTAAAATTAAGAACCAAAAATTTTAATTACCGTTTCTTAATTAAACTACGCTTTCTTTGCGTTCTCGGCCCAATAGTTATGATACCAATTCGCCTTCCCGCGCAGCACGTCACCGCCGCGCGTGCCGTCCTCCGCCCACGGATTAAACACCGGGCTTTCTTTCGTCCCCAAGTATTCCAAGTCCCACCTTTCGCACGTTGTACGCGGGCCGTACAAATCCTCTGGATCGTAAAACTCTAAACTATCAGCGGCCTCGCCATGCGTGAGCACGTTGTCCTTGTTAATCGTGAGCCACGTTCCGTCACAGATAGCGGCAACCACTTGTGAAAAGACTTCTATCTGTGAATCCGTCGGCGGCTCCTCTCCCAAATCTTCCGTGTCAGCGCCTACCGCGCAGCACATTGTCACGCCAACAGTCCCCGTGTTCAGATGCCAAGTATGGGACAGTGTTTTGGCAAACGAATCCTCGGCAATATAGATTTTCCCATCCGTCGTTACGCTGACATGATAATCGTCAAAGAGCTGATCTCCCCAGCCAGCCGTCCAGTGCATGATGACGAGCGGCCTGTCACGTCCGACAGATTGCGATTGCTCAAACAATTCATCCCGGCTTGCGTTCGCAATATCCCGAATGTTGTTGATAAATACTCGTTTCATCTGCTTTTTCCTCCCTCGCCGCCACAGAAGCCCGTGGGCGGTTTTTCTTTTACTCCGCGATAGTTTCCTTTCGGAGCGTTCTTTTCGTCGCTCCTCGCCTTCCCCTCGCGGTCACTTCATGGCGTCCCTCTTTTTTTCGAGCATATCATGGAGCTGTCCCGCTTCCTCAACTCCGGCGTCTTGCAAATTTTCCAGAATTGAAATTAACTCAGTGACAGACAGATAACCGACAAGCAACAAAACCGCCCATTGCGGCTTGTCCATTGTCATCATGATATGATCGGCCAACGCGCCCGCAAATACGACAAGCAAATAGACAATGATTTTCCCAAGGAAACGATGCTTCATGGCCTCGCTCTTGATGAACCCTGCTTTCCTCGCTGCGGGAATAGCGCATACGCATTGCCACAAAGTAATAACCTTCTTGCGTCTTTTCTTGACTAAAAATTCTTTCGACAGTGCGATCCATTTTGTCACAAGGTCAATGATAATCAGCCCGACGAACGCGAGAAGAAGCTGCCCGTGCATGGAGCAGATGCCGCCGGCGATGGACGCGCCGACAAACTTGACCGTGCCGTTCTGTCCCAAGTTTGTTGCGGTTCCTTTCGCATTGTTTAAAAGCTCCGTAAAATCCATTTACTCCGCCTCCCGTTCAAAGAAAACCGAAATGCGATTCGCATACATACTGCGCGTATCAAACTTTGCTTCCGTGTCCAGCTTCCAGCCCAACAAGTTATTCCAATAGACTGTCCATCCGAACGCCGTGAATATCGGCGCAGTGTTTTTATACATCCATCCGTCGCCGTTTACCTCGTCCGCGCAGATAGTGTTTTCCGATTGCTTGACAAGAAGCAGCGGCGTTGACGTATAGCCCAAAACATAGAAGCCCCAGCCGTAAGCGTTATTGCGCATGAGCCAAAGCACACGGCAGAAATACCGCTTTATGATTTCCCATATCGTAAAGCTGTTGTTGTCGCATTTGCTGAACCACCGCTCGCGGTTTACGTTGCGCAAATAGTCCGTCGTGCCTTTGTATTCGTGATAATGCGCCGCCCAATCGTACTTGAAAATACTCGGAGCAACTTGTACGGATTCGCTACAGTCAAGCGAATTGTCCCACGTCTGCCATAGCCTAAATACCCCCGGCAGCTCTCCGTCGTCGTTCGCAAACAACACCACGATCCAATTCGTGAGATAGCAAACGACGGACGCCAACAAAGAAAACGGCAGATAAAACAACCATCGAATCACATTAAACCACTCTCCCTTCTTTTATTAAAAAACGGGAAAGGCCGTGCAGCCTTCCCCGCTTCTTTACTTGTGTTACATTTTGGAAAGCATCTCGCGAAGCATTTCCTTGTCGTGTCCCTGTGCTTCCTGCATCAAGGCTTCCAGCTTTTCGCGCATACCGTCCCGACTATATCCCCTGTCGCGACTGACGAATTGTCCGTTCATGCCGCGCCCGCGCCGATAGCTGTTGCCGTCATCGTAGGAGCCGCGATAACTCATGCCGTCCTCGGAATATCCATCCATCGAACGGCGGAAGCTGTTGCCGCCATCGAAGCGTTCCATTGCCTCGATTGTCTTGATTTTCGTAATGCCGCTGACCGCAGCCTTCGCGGTTTCAACGGCGCTCTTGTCTTTAAAATGCCCCTGCTCCGCATACTCGCGCAGGACTTCGTGGAACATTTCGCAGACTTTATTCATAACATTATCCAATGGTTTCACCCCTTACCGCGTCACGGCCAAGTCCGGCCGCGCAAAAATCACGTTTGCGTTCTGAACAAGAATAGGGATTTCCGACGTGTTGCGGATCGTCAACGTCTCGCAGCATCCTTTACGCACAAGGGCGTTGATTGCACGGGACACGTTGAAATACTGCTCCACCGCCGCAGGCGTAACAATCATTGTCGAGGCGGGAATTGTCGCACCGCCAAGAGTAATCGCTACCGAGATAGGCCCAACTGTCTCTCCTGTCGGGATAGCGATATTCGCGCCAAAGTCCACCTGATAGATTGCAGACGGTTCCGGCTGGCAGCAGCACCGCCGCACGTTCGGCGTATATCCTTTCAGTTCAAAAAGCCCGGTGCCTTCGCGCTCCCAAACAAAGTCACGATTGCACGGTACAGGATTCTCCGCGAATATGATCGATTCGCCGGGGTTCACCGTCTGGACGGGGTTGTTAGTCCACTCCGCCATATTGACCGCCTCCCCTTATGCACAACCGCAACCGAAATTTACCGCGCCGCAGCAGTTCGGATTCTGCACAACGTAAGCCGGAACAGGGTTCGGGTTCAAACGCTGGAGCAGATTAGCCGTCTGCGCATTGTTGTCCTGGATAAGCTGCGCCGTCTGCGCCGTCTGAGAAGCCGCGAGATTTGCCATATTGAGCTGCGTGCGAAGCTGCTCGTTTGCGGATTTCAGCCCGTCGATTTCGAGCTGGCAGAGTTTATCGAGAACGGACTGGAAGCCCTGATTCTGCGACTGCACAATGGCGTTCGTGTTGGCCGTATTCTGCGCCATCAGATCACGCAGGCCGTCGCTGATTGCCTGCCGGTCAGCACAGTTTTCCGTAGCTACCGTATATTTGAGGTCAGCCAAGCCTGCGCGATTCTCGCAGCAACAATTCTGCAAGCTCATGGCAAGCGTGTTCATGCCCTGATTCGTCGCGTTCTGATTGGCGTTCATGGCCTGCAAAAGCGAAGTCTGCGCGTTGCAGCGAGCCACAGCCGCATCCGCAAAGCCGTTGCCGACCTGCGACTGCAAGGCCGCAATCCCCGCCGAAGTAGCCTGCTGATCGAAGCCGCGCTGCATATCAGCAACAGCGCCGTTATTGCCATAGCCGCCGTTGCCCCAGCCGCCGAAAGCAAACAGGAAAAGGATAAGCACCCACCAAGCACCGTCGCCGCCCCATCCGAAGCCTCGACCGCCATTGCCGCCATTCAGTACGGCGGCTACGTCTGCGGCGGTCATGCCGCCGCCTTCCGTCAATGCCATAAATAATCACTCCCATATTTTATTTCATACCCTGCGCAGGAGTATTTCAGAGTTTGCGCCCCATGATTTGCGAAGCCATCTGCGAAAGCTGATTGTATTGCTGTTGTGTCATTTGCCCGCTGTTCAAAAGTTCCTGCACTGTTTGGCGCGGATCACGTTGCATCTTCGCAAAGTTTGAGGCAAATGTCTGAAACTGTTGGAGCATATTCATAGGGTTATTCATTCTTTCTTCCCCTCCCCAAGAGCCTCCAAAACTTTATTCAGCTTATCCTGTAAGCTGGAAAATTCTTCCCGCGTAACGGTATTCCCATCCGCCGGCGCAGCCTGTACGATTTCCTTAAACTCAAACTTTCGCATTTGTTGAGGAAGCCCGTTTGGAGCCGTGGTTTTGAGCCAAAAAATACAGGCGTCAAAATCAATCAGCGCTACCGTCGAGCCTGCGGCCACCGGGTACATTTGCGCTCCGCCTTCGCCGTTGACCGGCACAAGCATAATTTGATTTTGCGTCTGCTGCATCGGGTTAAACATATTATTGGGATATGCCATTTATTATACATCCTCCTTCGACCAATAATAAATCGGCGTCTCGTCGCCGCTGTCCCATGTGTCGTAATAATCGCCGTCAATCACGGTTACGACGTGAGAGCCGGTTCCTAAGAGGTAACGTCCAGAAGGATAGTCACGGCAAAACTCAGCCACGGTGTAGCAGTCCGGGCAAGTGTCCGGCAAGGTGTGTCGTTTATACCCGCTATCCTTCAAGAACGCACCCCAAACAGAATTAGAGGAGGGCATATCAAACATTTTATAGCCTTGTGCTATAACGCCCATGTAGGCGGACTGCCAATCTGTTTCCATCAGTTTAGCAATCGCTCGAATAACGCAATCGCCTACTATGTTTTGGGCGGGATTCTCATTGTGAAAAACAAACATTTCAGTTCACCCTGCCGAAAATTATGGCATGGATTGACGAAAGGAAAGTCTTTAAAAAGGAATAGAAAAAGCGCCTCAATCGGAGGCGCTTATAACCTTACTGATTCTGATATAGGATTTTCGGAGTGATTCTTTTACATGGAACTCGCTACAATGTAGCGAATAAGCGATTTTCACGATTGTTTCAGATTGCAGGATATGACGGTTCAAGATTTCCTCTTGCTCCGGCGTAAGCTTTGCCTCATAAACGGCGGAATTATATTCGCTCCGTGTCGCGGCTTTTATATATTTCCGCGCTGCTTTACAAGATTCGTCCATGCGTCAATCCTCTACTCCAACAATATCTTGATACTGCTGTTCCGTAATCTTCCCCGTGGCAACGTACTCCAGCAGGATTTCGTTCACCGCTGGCTTTCTCGAAGCCGGAACCTCGTCCCAAGTCTTAGTCCCCGCGATCAGTCTGTCCGCCCAAATTTTGTTCATCTCAAATTCCTCCTTCAACCTTCCAATATTTCATCTAACTCGCACAGCGCGTCTTTCACGTCCTCCAGCCCTGCGTCCAATTCACACAGCGCGTCGCCCGTGTAGGCTTCCACGTCCTCGATTTCATAAAGCAGGATTTCCCCGCCGTCCTTCTCGTTGATAATGACCGTCCGCAGGCTTTCCTTCATGGGCGGCCTGTTGGAAAGATTGTACGGCGTGCCAAGAAACGCGACGCCCTCGGCGTCGGCCTCCGTCGCGGGGACATACGCCCCGCTGGAAGGCTTGATTTTAATGTATCTTGGCTCGTCGCAATAGCCGATCAAGCCACTTTCTGTGTCGGTAATTTGGTACATTTTCCTTCCTCCTTTACTTTAATATCAAGTTTTTCCGCAAGCTCCCGCAATTCCTTCACGGGAGCTTGGAAAAACGCATGATTAAACAATAGCGGCGCTTGCTGTTTCAGCCACTGTGGATATTCCGCGCACAGCATATCCAGCTCGTCCTGCGAGAAACGGTACACATAACCGTCGTCATGCTCCCGCTCCCGATGCTCAAACGCGATTGCGTAGGTAAGCAAGCCGCGCTCCATGCCGCGCCCGTCGTCGTTCACAGCGAAGTGCTGATGGGCGACATACGATGTAGTCAGGCATACGGAAGCATTGTGGCTGGCGATTCTGCCTGCTATGCAGTCCAGCTTTTCGCCCTGCTTGATGTGGACGGTTTTGCCTGTTTCGGCTATGCCGTCAAAGCGTTTCGTGCAGATGTATTGCATGGTTCCTCCTATACTTTGAATGCGGGTGCGAGGCTAAAAACAAGCGCACCGGCGGTAGCGGAGGCGGCGGCGTTAACGTTGGCCGCGCAGAAGTCTTTCGCGTTGGTGCGGTTAGGCGAACACTCCCACCAGTTGACAGTAGTGGAATTGTCAGAATGTTTATTCTTTATTGTACTGTTGCCAGCCGTATAGTAGGCCATCCGTGTGTTGTGGTAAGCTTCGCTACTATTCGCGTAAGCGACCGACGCGAAAATCTCCGGCTCGGCTAACAAAGTGACCGCGTCCACTGTTGCTAAAATGTTCGCGTTTTTATTTGATTGATTCCCTACGGCGTCCACATAGCGTGTCCACAGTCGGAGATTGCTCCGCAAATCAGACGGCAATGCGGCAAGGAACGTATCAGCTTTGGGGCTTGTCAGTGTTGCCGCCGTCGCGTCATAGCCCACATTTGACGATGACTTATTTCCGTTGTACTGTGAAGGCTGTGTACTTGTAGCGCCGAGGATATCGTAGCGCAAATCACAGCCTTTCCAGCCGCCGTAATTCGTGCCAAAATATCCGGCGGAACTGCTCGACGAGGTTTGATATGTGTGATTCATGTTGAACGTCTTACTGCTGGATGTAGGATAGTCTCCGTAATTACTATCGACCAGCGCCACATCCACACCGTCTGTCACCGCAGTTTTGAATCCTCCGAAGATGATATTATTTTCCGCCGTTCCGTCCATAGCATGGTTAAAGTCAAGGATAAACACACCAAGCGAAAGATTGGTAGCGGTAAAATAGTCACCAATCTTGCCGTTCAAGGTAATCATCTTTATGTCGCCAATATCCCAATACAACGCACCCGTTCCAGCCTGTGCCGCTTCGGATATTTGCGCCCACGTTGCATCGTTCAACGTAGGGATAAGCTGTACCGCCACACTCGCCGTAGCGTCGCTTGGAGCCAGCCAATTCGTCCCCGCCGCGACGCTCACTGTGACCGTTACAGAGCCGTTGGCAACCGCCGTGACCGTAATCGTCGTACCGCTGACGCTGACCGTAGCAATCGAGGTGTCGGACGACACCGCCGAGATTGCGCCGTCGCCAGCACGAGTTACGATGATTGTGTCGGTGAGCTGCGAAGTGTTCAGCGAGATGGTTGTCGGACTAAGCGAAAGACTGCCTGCGGCTTTTGAAATCGTCCACGCCGTAACTTTTGCCGCCGTTGTCGTATCAGCCCACACATAATTCGTAATGCTCGTAAGGGATAGCGTAAGCGCATAATTTCCGGCGTTCGTCGCAGTAATATCTCCGCTTGCCGTAACCTCGTCTGGATCATAAGAAGCAACCGTCGGCCCTTGTGCCGTTCCGTCGTAAGTGAAGGACGTGCCGCTCACGAGAGGAACCGTAACGCTCTTCGGCGATATTGACCAAGCCGCCGTCTTGTCTGCCGTTGTCGTGTCCGTCCATGTTAGCGAAGCGGATTTCAAATGGAATACGACGTTATAGCTTCCTGCGTCCGTTTCCGAATCGCCCGTAACTTCGATGAGCAGCGGATCGTAGGTGGAGATTGTCGGAGATTGCGCGGAGCCGTTGTAGGTCTTGGTCGTGTTCGTGACCGTCGGGACAGTGACCGTCGCTTGTGCAATCTCCCACGTCGCGTTTTTAGCCGTGGTTGTCGTATCGCTCCACTGATAGTTTGCCGTCGGCGTAAACGTCGCCGTGTAAGTTCCCGCCGCCGTGGCTAACGTCGTTCCGCCCAGCGTCATCTTCACAGGATCGTAGCCCGTCCACGTCGGAGATTGTACCGTGCCGTCAAAGACAAGCGCCCCACTCTGCGTCGGTACGGCGGAGATAGATGCCCGTCCGATTGTCCACGTTTGCGTGCGCGTTTCCGTCGTTCCTGTGTCCCACCAATAGTATGTGCTTTTGGGCGTCATCGTGACGGAGTACGTTCCGGCGTTCGTGGCCGCCAGCGTGCCGCTGACCGTCAATTTCTGGGATTCAAAGAAGATATCCCACGTCGGCTCCTGCTCCGTGCCATCATAGGTCAGCGTTCCCTCCTGCGAGGGGAAGCCGACAGCGGCCTCTGCCACTTTGTCCATCGTGATTTTGGCGTAGTATTTCGCTTCGGTATTCGCCGCCGCCGCTTCCGTCGCCGACGTAGCCGCCGCCCCCGCGGAGTTTGCCGCAGCCGTAGCAGAGGCCGCGGCATCCGCCGCATCGTCAGCCGCGCTTTCCGCAGCCGCCGTGGCAAGCTGTTCCTTCGTCGTGGCCGTTGCCGCGCTTGCCTGTGCGGAGGTTGCCGCCGCCTGTGCCGCCGTGGAAGCCGTTCCTGCGTTCGAGGCCGCCGTCAGGATTTGCGGATAGAGTGTCGATACCGTACCCGCCGCCGCTGCTGCCGTGCTTGCGTCCGTGGCCGCGCTGGAAGCGCTGACCGACGCAGCCGTTTCGCTGGACGCCGCATTGGCCTCGCTGGCCGCCGCGTGCTGCTCGCTTGTCAGCGCATTGGACGCACTGAGCGCCGCCGCGTTTTGGCTGGCGAGAGCCGCCGCTGCGCTGGATGCCGCGTTTGTTTCGGAGGTTCCGGCGTTCGTCTCAGACGTGGAGGCCGCCAAGGCCGAAGCCGCCGCGTTGGTTGCCGCTTCTGACGCCACGGATTCACTGTAAGCCGCATTAGAGGCAGATAGCGCCGCTTCATCCTTGTATTCGCGCACATGGTTAATGTCGTAAACCACAGACGCAGACGGCAAGTCGTCGGTCACGTCAACCTTGACCGCGCGGGAAACTTGCTCCGCAAGCTGCTGGATCATCATGACTTCCCTGTCCATTTCGTCCTCCACGTCATCCGCAAAGAACGGGCCGAGGTTTTCAAGGTTCAGATTCTGCTCGTTCGGAAGCTCGCGGATAATCGTGATTTTCTTGCCTTCCTCCAGCGGATCACCCGACGCAGGATAGGTCACGGTTTTTGCCGTAGTGTCGATTGTGTAATTGTCCGTTTCTTCCGAAGTTCCCTCATCGTTCGTGACATAGACGCCGACATATTCCCCGTCATCTTCGTTCAGCGCGAAAGTGTACGGGAATACCGTTGTACTGCCGTTTCCGGCATATACATTTTTGACGGCCTGATTTTGTACGCTCACGATAAATCATCGTCCTTTCTTTTTTGGTTTTATCAAATGCGCCTATGCGCCTTGATTACTTGCGATCATTCTTCGGCCTGCGCCGCATAATATCGCCAACCTCCGGCGACATACCATTGAGCAGAATATCTACGGCGTTCCAGAAGATACGGTTTAACTGATTAGGAACACCTGCAAACATCGTGGCCGTGTTGATAATGCCCTCTGCCTTGTCCTGCGTGGAAGCCTTGTCGCTGCGAATACGCTTGATTGAACGGTTTACGTTTTCAATAGTGGATTCAATAGCCGACATTCTGTAAGTATATTCGTGCATTCCAACAATGGAACCAGCAAGCGCGTTTCCAAGTTGTCCAACGGGGCCAATCATTGAGAAAGAATAACTCTTTAATTCCTTGATAAGCTCCGGCCATTTGTCCTCGTCGTCGATACCAAATGGATTCTGTAAGGCCAGCGCCAAGGCAAGCATTGTCTGTCCAAGCCATTTATACGCGACATAGGAGCAGACATTGGCAAAGGCCGCTTGCTTTTGCCCCATTGTCCACTGCTTAGATGCAAGCCGCTCCATGCGTAAAAACTCATTGAAACGTGCATTGAAGAAGCTTTGGAACATGGTCAACGCTTTTGCAATCGGGCCGCCGCGCTGCATGGACGCAACGTCTGTCACTCTTGACGAGCCAAGCACACGGCGGACAAGAGAATCAGCATAGTCAATCGCGTCTTGCTCCGTCCAGCCCTCATGGATTTTCTTGTTGTACGCCGTCAGCCAGTTCGGAATTGCCGTTGCGTTATCCGTCATGGCCATTGCCTTGATCCCGACTTCACGGAAGAATTTCTCCCAAGCAAATTCCTTTTTCTCGTCCACAATATCGCGGACGGTAATATCAGGAAGTTCGCACCGCTCACGCAGGAAGGACGACTTCGAGAAAACAAAGTCAACCATTTCCGCATGGCTGCCCGGCAAATGATATTTCAGCATATACGTCCCAAGCGCGCTGAGATTGTCGGCCATCGTGTAGCCCTCAATGGCGTTGCCATATAGCAGGGCGTTTGCGTAGTTCTGCGCAATGACTTTGAGATTGAGCATGATAACCGCATGGGAAGTGCGCTGACGGAGCCAGTTGATTTGATCCCCAAGAAGCTTCTCAAACTCAGACAAGGATTTGCTGTTGCCTTGCGGATCGGCGGAATACTCCAGCATTTCCTTGAAGGCTTGCATTCTTGCCACGCCGACTTTGCTTTTCAGCGTTGCAAAAAGCTCTTGGTCATTCAGCACGCGCCGGAAATCGTTCATCGTTTCCCGCCAGCAAAGGTCGTGAATAGATTCATAAATCCATTGCGTTTCCGCGCCGGGGAAAAGATTGACAGGATAGCGCGCGTTCGTCCTTGCCTTCGTCGCGCTTGTGTTTGTGTGATACGTTCTGATTCGTCGGCCTTGCAGCGGATCAGTGTCGTTTACTTCCGCATTGGCAGAATGTGAACCCGTTTCTCCGTTCCGCATCAGCGGGAAATAACCGCCGCGAAGAACGACTTCTTCTCCGCGCAACACATCCAAGCCGTTTGTAATGTTAAGGACAACGGGCGTAGCTTCTACCTTCTTCAAGCCGAAGCCTTTCACGCGCTTTTCCAGCTCGTTCTTTTCGCCCCAGAACATTTCAGCCGCGTCGATCTTCCGCTGCGCGTATTCCACATCTTCTTTCGTCAGAACGCGCCCCAGGAAGTCAATCAAGTTTTGCCGTGTCTGCTCCGCTGCCGTCTGTCTGTCTGTCACTTCGTCCGGCATTACCCACAACGTACCTTTTTCAAAACCTACGGGAACCGTTTCGCAAAGACGCTGAGAGTTCTCCTTGTTGCCAAGATTGATAAGCATTTTGACAAGCGTATGCTTTGTTACGGAGTTTCCAAGCTCATCGTAATAAACTTCCTCATTGGCCGCTTTTTCCGCCGCCTCGTCCGGCAACCATTTCTTCAAAGCCTCTGCGTCTGCTTTGTCGTATGCTTCCCGGTATTCGTACTCTTTATCCGACGCACGTTTAATCATGTTCCCCCAAGTCTGAGAGAACCAGCCATAGGTTGCGTCGTCAAGATATTCCAAGAAGCTGTCAAGCGTTTCCAAAGATGCCGTGAAACGCTCCATTGCCGTTGCCTTCGTCGGCTTGTTCGGGT